TATGCTCTCATAATCAGTGGTTCTTGGACGTCCTTTTGGGGGGAAGCGGATTGCGGGTCTTCCGTCTTCTACTGTGGGGGAACCCGGAGGACGATTGGGGTCGGGCACAAGCCCCCGAGATCCACCCCCCATAAGCAATTCACGAGCAGATAGAGGAGAAGCATCGCTTGTAATCCCCGTGGAAGACCCTGCATCAGCGATACGGGTGTCTCCGGGACCTCCACCTCCTTGCCCCCCAAGGAATGTGTGTTGGCCAATGACATGAGCAGTGTCCTGCATGTTGTGGACCCATTGGGGTAGCCTCCCCGAACGGTCGAGGACCACCCCAACGTTGAGGAAATGGGTAGCCCCCGCTGTTGGGTCGGGTATTCTCCCCCCCACAACCCCTGCAGCAATCCTAGCAGCATGCCTATATTCCGGGCTGCTCGTGGGGATAGCCATCAACTCCCCACGACGAGTGGACCAAGGCTCGAATTGGCTGGGGGCCATTACCACTTCTTCAATGGACCTCCCCCCAAAGCCACCATTATTCACTCGGTTCATGATCACATGACCGACTGCCGCCATCCCTACGTCGGGCTCACCTTGGGCTTCCCCAATGATGGTCCGGACTAGAAGATCAAATTCACTCGACAAAACCAAATTCCCTCTCAATGGTTCCCCTGATGGCATTCCCGATGGCAACAGGGTCAGTCATACCCTGATCCCGCATGGATTTCTCCAAATCAGCAATGCGGGCGTTTATGATGTCCTCCATCTCGTATATCTCCATGGTCTCAGCGGGGGTTCCAATTCTACCCCTTTGATCCCACAGATAGAATCTGGCGGCAGCCAATTTGAGGTCGTAGGTTATCCGACTCAATTTCGCTTGGAATTCCACTGGGCTGTCTGCGGGCCAAACCGTTCCCTCGGGGTTGGGCATATAATTAAGAATTCTCTGCGCTTCCTGGGGAGTGATGGCAACGCCCGAGAGCGCGTTAAGGCGAGAAGTAACTGCCTCATACACGCTCGAAGTGTACGTCCGATAGGCCCTCAGTTCCTCTTGATCCTCAGGGTCCAAGGCCCCAAGTTTATCTGCTATGGCGTCACCCCACATTTCAAACCGAAAACCTGCTGTCTGGAAACGAGGCTCGAACAATGCCTCAATTTCCTGAATATCCTGTATGAGCTTTGCGTTGTTGTAGTTGTCCAAATCCAACCGGTTATCCCCTACGGTACCGAACTCAGCGGGATCCGCCGTAGTGAACACGATCTCTCCGGTGTCCGGATCAAACACTGAGATGGAGCCAGTTTCCCCAGTTCTGATTTTACCCATCCTGAGGGGCTCCCCGCTCCCATCGGGACCTTGACCGTTGGGGCCAAGATCATACATATAATCCCCATAAGCTTTGAACCGATCAGCCCCCGTCAATTCCCCTCGGGGGAGTTCCTCGTGGCTCTTTACGGTGCCCCCCTCAAGAGCAATAACCATGCCGTCTTGAACGATTACTCGGGTGTCGTCACCTTGAGGTATTTCCGTGAATTTATGTTCGTAAAAACCATTCTCATCGATTTCGCCACTGAAAGTAATAAGTGTATCCCCCGACATCATGGGGGAAGGAGGTTTTTCAGTTTCCTCGGCCTTCGGCAAAGGCGTAATGGTGAAATTTCCTTCAAGATCAAAGGTCACAAGGTTCCCGTCGGCAATCATGGGCTTATCACCCTCCACCGGAAAGACTTGTATATCATCATCAGTGGTACGCACCATGTTTCCTGCCACTTGACGCCATTCAACATCAGATGTGTCCGGGTCAAATACATCGCTCCATTCACGATACTCAGCAAGGAGCATGTCTCTGTCCCCGAAGCGTCCTATATACGCTTCACCATCAGGACCCAGAGCCCTCGCAAAAGCATCCCACTTTTCAGGAGTATCAGCGGCAGATAAGATTTTCAGAATACGTTCTACCTCAGCCAATGCCGCAGCACGTTCTGCTTCAAGGGTTGTTCTTTCAGCTTCTCGGGTTTCAGATTCTATCCCTGCCTCACGATCAGCCAACGCTAATGACCTGTCTTCTGCAGCAATACGACGATCTTCATCCTCGAAACGCATCTCTCTGTCAATTAAGGTCCTTCGAAGATCCCGATCCTCGCGAGCATTCTCGAGTTCAATGTCTCCCAGTTCAATTGCCCGAGCACGATCAGCCGCATCCGTGGCCAGAGTAACATCAATCTTGGCCAGTTCCGAAAGGACATTGGGGTCGCCCCTAAGAACACCATCCCCATTGACTTCCATGAACTCACGGAGCGCGTTAATTCGATTAAGATCGTTCTGGCGAGCCCCGATTTCAGCGCCTTGCCCAAACGACTCCAAAAGATCGGGTTGATGACCTGCGAGGATTATTCCGGGGTTGAGATTCACTACCATCAGAAGGTCACCGTTTGCACAGGATTAAGACCGTTCAGGGCGCCACCCCCTGGAAGTATACCACCACCCCCCTGCTGGGTCAAGTAGCCCCCTGTTCCAACCAGACCATTAATTCCCCCCTGAATTGAATTACCAATGCCGATGGCTTGCGCAGAACGAGCATTGCCAATAGCCCCAAGAGCATTTCCAGCCCCTGTAGCAAACTCAGCGCCCGCTGTTTGGAGGGCATTGACAGAATTCTGCCCAACCCCCATGATGGAAAAGAGTTTGTTCAGATAATTATCGCGTCTTGTGGAAGCAAAGTTCTGCCCAAATTCATTGAGCGAACGAAGCGTTGCCCCCGAATTAAGGGAGCCCCTCGCCGCAGCCGAAGCTTCAACCGCAGCTGTTCCTTCATTAAGGCCGAATAGATAATCCTGGGTTTTTTGGAACCCCCCATAAACTTCGCCCTCGTCAATCTTGGCCTGCCGATCGGCGAGCAAGGTATTCAAGTATGTCTGAGCGTCGTCTTTGTTGAGGAATTCTTTCCCCTCAACTACATACCGGTCGACATCAAATCCGGAAATTACTCTGTGATCATTGTCGCGCTGAGAAACAGTGGTGTATTGGGGTCCACCCTCTTGCAACGTGATGATGGGCTCCGGGCCAAGATCAGCATCCGTTACCCCACCAACGCGGGGCGCGGGTCCAAGCCCCAATTCGAACAGGAGAGCCGCAACGGCATCATGTCCAGCGTCAACGAAAGGCTGCTGGTTTTCAGTGCTAGTTTCAAACACCTGCTGTTGGAAACCGAGGGCCTGCCGACCGGCTTTTGCCTGTTTGTCCCCCGCGCTCTTGGCAGAAGCCGCCCCAATGCCCGCGCTGAGCAAGGTGCCCCCTGCAATAACTCCAGTTACCGGATCAGGCATTTTCAACTCCCAGTTCTTTGGAAAGACCATCAAGGGTCTCCCCGTATTGCGACCAGATTTCTTCTGCTACATCATCGGCGTGATTGTGCCCCCCACAAATCCACGCGATCAAATGGAATAACGAATAAATGCCTGCTCTAAGAACATAGGATTTTTGCAATTTTTGAATGTCCGGAGCGTGTTCAAGCTTATTTGCAGCTTGCCAATTTAAATACGTCATGATCATAGCGGGTCTAAGCACATTGGCATTTCTGGCGAAGAAAGGATGGTATTCCTTATCAAATGCGAGCCATGTGATGAATTCATTTGGGAATTTATTGTCAGCGTGAACAGACTCCCCGTCGCAAAGATCGTCCCAAAGCTGACTAGCACTCCAGCACCGAAGAGCAAAGTCCACGGCTTCTTCATTGCCCGTGAACCATTTGATCATCTTCACATTGAGTTCTTCGGTCATGGGTTCTCCAAAGCCCCTATCCTTGACTCCAGTTCTTGTATTTTTCTCTGAACCGCTAAGAAATATATCAACATCTGAGCCGATGAAGTCCTGTCTTCATTAGTTATTTGTTGTCCTGCCACGATCACGGGAGCCGGTGCAGCCATCACGAAACCTCCACGAACATATCGGAGTGCATGGCAACTTGATTGTTGGCATCCACCACAAAACGAAACGCCATACCGGACTCTGCCGCCCCTAAAGCGTCCCATCGAACAGGAAGATACTCGCCACGCACCCCCAACGTCCCAATTATCTCAGGCTCCCAACTACGGCCTCGATCCCGAGATACGGACAGAGAAATCAAATCCTCGTCCATAAGATCCACTTCGGTGTCTGCTTCCACAACTAACCGATTTACGGAAAACCAATCATGGTTGATCTGGATATTGCGGGTCTGAATGACCCTTCGTAAAATTTCTCCATCGTCACTGTCGAACGCCCCCACCTCGAAAATGTTCCCAGAACCCGTTATCCCCATCCATTTTCCATAGGCTTTACGAAAATCTTTTATCCTCCACGCCCCTCCCATAACCCCACTGGACCGTTCATGCCATTCACCTGTTGCTAGATCGTAGCACCAAGCTGGCCGGTTGTCAAAATGGACAACCACGAATTTATGGGACCTGTATTCATATATCGACAACTTAGATGGTGTTTCCTCTTGAATAGCGGTATTTACAGTGGGGTTGCTGATCGGGGACACGCCCGAATTGCCCACCGTGTACAGCACAAAATCATCACCGACAAAGAACCCTGTCCCCGCAAGTGACGTGAGAAGGTTCGCCGAAAGGAGCCCCCTGCCCGGGATTTGAGCCCCCTCCATCGGGGTAAACGCGTTTTCCCCAGCCAGACGAGTAGCCACCCAAGGCTCGATGGAGCGCTCCCCGAATAACCAAAGAATGCCACCTATGGATGCTGACGCTATTAAAGCATCATCTACACTCTCAGCCGTGGCAAAATTCAATCCATCCCTGCTAGTGGGATCCGCGAGGTCTGTCCATTCAAACTTACCATCTAACTTGCTAGTCAGGATAGTGTATTGATTAAAATAATTGACGTGTCCCACACTTTCTACCGGCCCCCCCGTGGGGGTGGTAAGAGTGCTTCCATCCCAAACATAATATTTGCCCCCAATGCAGAATGGGGTATATTGGTTATTGCGGCTCATGTAAGTATCTGGGCTATTCGGAACCTTAACCAAATTAGTTTTCACACCTAAACTATCCACCTTAAGCAAATTACCATTGGACACAATCATTATCTCATTATTGACCACAGAAACAGCCCTGAAATCCCCAATATTAATATCTGAGAATTTAACATTCCCAGGGACCTGCCTGAGGATCGCCGAAGAACCACTTCCAATCGCCGCCCGATCAGGAAACATATTGATGAGCCTCTCCGAAGTGTGGAAAGGAGTGTTTCTTTGCCTCTTAGAAGAGGTGACCATGGTAACTTTGGGCATCAGAAGTATTTTGACCTATTTTCAGCCTTCTGTTCCGAAGTGAGTTCTGCTGCATCCGCATAGGGCAACAGAGTTCTACGCAGCAAGTTAATTTCCTCCTCCACTTTTTGTCGGGGGTATGGTTTACCAAACATAGGCCCCATCAGTAACGCCAGAGTTTGATAGAAAGGGATGTATACCTCCTCCGGGATAGTTTCAACGGTGAAGGAACTGAAATCCAGCCCATTCGGCCCATCATGTTGCAGCATCTCGAAAAGGGCAGTCAAACGGTCCTTACCCTTTTCGAGATATTTCGCAGGCATGGGTTGGCTTAGCCCCAGAATAGTAAGATGCTCAAGAGCCGCCCTCACAACTTCCTGCGAAGTTTTGGCCATGTTACTCCTCCTTAACGTCTTCGTCGACACCCTCGTCGTCATCGTCGTCATCCGGGGACGATTCCTCAACCCCAGTACCCGGGGGAATTTTTGGTTTCTTACCCCCCTCGCACATCACGAAATGAGAATTCCCGATCATGCGGCTAACCCGGCGCTCGGAGAATTTGGACATATCGACCGGCTCCCCGAACCTCATCTTAACACCGTCAATGCGAACGGTGGTCCGAGCTTCGGACATCAGTTTGCCCCGGGAATCGCGCTCCTTGGGATCCCCGATGAACGCGATCTGCATCACGGGGGCTTCGGTAGTCTTGGGCTTATTCATAACGTTTCCTTTGTCTGGGGTGTAATCGGGGGCATTAGTGCCCCCGATTTTTGGTTCACCCGGAATTACGCGTCAGGGACCGAGGCAACGTACCCGGTAGTGACGCCCCAATCCACGGGGTTGGACCCAGAAGTCCCGTAGCGGATCTTGTCGACCGTCCGGAGTTCCATGAAACCGACACCCTTCTGGAACTCGTAGTCGTCTTCCTTGCGCAGAGTGGTCTTGGTGCGCATGGCCCACGAAACCGCGAGTGCCTGAGCCCCGCAAAGATAGATCGGCGCGACATCCGCCGCCGCAGCCCCGACACCCGAATAAACGGGTAGCTCCGGGATTTCACGGATCACCACGCCATCCCAGAATAGGGAAGTGGTCCCTGTCCAGAGCGGATTGGTCTTGGTGCGCTCTCGAGCCTGTTCGTGGTGATCCTGCAGATCATTCTTGAGATCCCGATAGGCATGGGTCCCCGCGAACAGGACGAAAGTTTCCTCGTCTTCGCCGTAGGTGAACGGACGAATACCGTCGCTGTTGGCATTCGTTGCGCTCTGCGCCAGACGTTTGAGAAGCGATACGACCTCCTTGGTCAGCTTATCATTGGTCGTGTCGACGTTCGCCAGAGACGCGGAGTGATCGTTCGACGCGTTGTTGGAATTCGCGGCACCGAACAGGACGCGATCGGCATTGTCCACCAGCCACGCGTCCTTGTTCGCCTCCGACGCCGAGCCATAGGCCACGCCGTTGATCGAACCGAGGGCTGTGATGATGTCGTTGCGCAGATACCGCATCTGCAGGTCCTTGAGCGCCACTTTCGCGGCGTTGCGGATATCGATGGGGGACGCCTGCATCTCTTCCACAGTCGTGACAACCGCATCACGGACGACCGCGATGGTCGCCTGGAAGCCGTCGTTCGGCAGAACCTTTTCGTTGCCGACCAGAGAAGTCGAACCATCGTTGGCACCACCCGAAGTATCGATGGCGCCAACGAGATTGATCGTCAGAGCATCGCCTTTCTTCTTCGTCAGGTTTTCCTTGACCTGAATGATGCCGTTTTCATTCGCCCGCATGTAGCGGGCAAAACGGTTCGAACGGACATACGAGCGGTGGTGCTTTTCATCCCACTGCTTGACCCGCATGTTGGTGGTGATAGTCATGTTGGCCATTCCTAGTCATCCTTGTGCCCGAGGAGTTCTTCCGTGCTCAAAAGCCGGTTTTCATCCTCACGATTGCGATTCCGGTCGTCATTTCGGCGACCTGCGAGAGAAGGAGGAGGGGCGTTGGGAGGATCATCTTCTTCTTCATCATCCTTGCCCAATTCCTTCATGATTTTCTTGCGGATCTCGGCTTCGATATCAGCAAGAGACCGACCACCAAGCTCTGCCTTTGCAGAACGCTCTTTATCCCACGCCACGAGGGCTTTATAAGGATTTCGATCCCCGATTACTGCGGCCTTTTCTGCTTCGCTCCCATGTTCCTTGAGAGCCGCGACAGCCTTGTCGACTACCTCATCGCCGAATTTGTCCCGGGCCATCTCCTCAGAAATGTTGAGCCGTTGGTTCGTCAACGCGGGACCGACGATTGTCTGGACATATTCCCCCAGCTTCTCGGGTTCGGCGAAAACGTCATACGGGTCCTTCTTCGGGGCCGGGTCCTTCTTGGGCTCGGGTTCACGCAGTTTTTCGAGTTCCTTCTCCATCCTTTCGATCTTTTCGTTGTTGCGCCCACGTTCCTCAAGGAGGACAGCAAGAGGGACGGTCTTCCTATCGTCCTCCTCATCTTTATCGTCCTTTTCTGACGCGGGGGCGTCCTCGACGTCTTCAGCAGTGTCATCGGACTGATCGTCTTCGATATCGTCGGATTCCACTTCATCCTCGTCGTCATTAGCGCCGAGGTCTGACTTCGAAAAAAGATCATAGTCGTCGGGCTTGGTCTTGTTGGTCATGTCAATTCACCTTTATCGCGGGTGCTCGGAACGCCAGAAGCGCTGGCGGCGCCATCTATTCCCGCCTCGACCAGAGCTTTCATCGCTCGGGCTCTATTGAAGAGGGACTCAGATTCCATCTTTCCAGCCTCAGCGGACTGCCTTTCCGCTGCAATACCGGACTGCATATTCTGGATTTCAGTTCTCTGGGCCTCGCGTTGCCGCAGGTGTTGGATAAGACGATCCTTGAAGCTTTGCGGGAGGGGAGCCGCCTCAATCAACAGATCCTTGGGAACGGAACCTGGATCAGCGCTGTCCATGGCCACAAGCTGCTGGAAAACCTCAATTGGGAGATCAATCATCATGGGGGTGATAGTGATATCAAGATCGATATACAGTTTTTTGAGATCGTTCCGAACCGCCACAACCTGTTGCAGACGAGGATCACCCTCCTGATACCCGAAGTTTTGAATAGCGAACTGCCTACGATCTGGAGGCATTTCTTTGAGAGCTTGCTCAATGGTCACGGGCACATTGAAACCCACCCTTTGAGACACCCCATCATCCCCCAAAACGCTGACCCATTTCTCAGCGTTCCAGAATTGCCGCATACGATTGTAAATTGCCTTGAAAACCCGAATGTCAAACTTATAAAGGCGATCGATATCGGGTGTAAGTTCGATTGCGCCCCCATTCTGGCGCGCAAGAAGAGCACGGCCAGACCGAGAATCGTCATCGCCAGCAAGAGCGGCATTAGCCCCCATCAGGTCAATTTCACTCTTGGCCTCCTGCATCAAAACCAACTGGGAACGACCGATATCAACATCCCGATCAGTGAACTCAAACCTCATCCCGGGGTTAACTTCAATATGTCCGTCCGGTCGAGACTTCAAAAAAGAAAGTTGATGGGGCGTGTAATCTATCGCACCCTTTTCACCGATGGTTTGCTTGTTCGAGAGTGCGTGGAGCGCCTTCGAACGCCTTTTATTAATTTCATCCTGGGGCCCCCGCATGTCCCGGATGACCCCGTAGCGCTTGTTGTCTCTATCCACATACAACGATTGCATATGGAGCCCACATTCAGTCTTCCCCTCATGATCCAGATACGGAGACTCTCCACTCTCCAATATGGTGGACCCAGTGAAAAGAGCGTAATACCATTTGGCTTTGTGGTAATACCACATCAGAACCAACCGAATGCGAGAGCGGTCGTCGGAAAGCCACAAGGAATCCCTTGGGCGATCATCGTAGGTGTCGCTCCAGCTAGAATTCTCCACCCCCGTCATCATGGCTCCGGAATCAACATCCGGGTATGCGAGAGAAACGTCCTCAATGTCCTCCCAAATCACCGCGCCCTTATATTTGGCATCCGTGAAATCGGGCTTTTTCGAAGCAGGGTCGTAGAACAACCTGTCCCAAGAATAATGGTTAAGAACAATCTCCACTCCTTCTTTACCCATTCGGTGGAGAATCTCAACGCCCCCATACCCCTCGATAAGCATATTCTCCCATACGTCAGAGCGGATTGTGGTATAATCACTCTTCCTCAAAACGCTGGTGATACCCTTGGATATATCCTCTGCCGACCGAGCATTCACCCGAGAATTGGGGATCCCCTTGGGATCGACCCTGTTCCTCATTTCATTACCCTTGAGCCAATTGATTTTCCGCCGAACGCGATTGGTCACGATATTCGGTTGGCCCCTTTTATCCAGTTCCGCAGCTTCTTCCTCAGTAAGTTGTTTTCCATCGAAATAATCACGGTCAACTTCGGACTGCGACCGACTCTCAATGGTCTCAGTTTCAGAGGCGTAAAACCACTGGTTGAGGATTTCTACCGCTACACCACTTTCCATAACGCCCCATCCTCAATATCGTCTTCTACGATCTCGTAGTCGTCTCGCCGAATCACTAGTTCCTCTATGTTTTTGGTGGCTCTCACGGATATCATCGTTAGAATTTCCGTTAAACCCCAAACCAGAGCGTCCAAACGATCAGGAGAGAACCCCGCTTGTCGAGTGTTGAAGTCCACCGTAAACACTTCCATCTGGTCTTCGAGTTCCTTAAGATACCCGTAGTGATGGATGAACCCTTGTTCGTAAAGCGAGGCAATAGGCTCCGCTCTCTTGACCTTACCCCGGGTCGCCCGAACTGGCTTAAAGGGGACTTTGTGGTCAATCGAACGAATAACTTCGCCGACGAGATCGCCCCCGTTGTTGACCTCCGCCACGATGACATCCGCCCCAAGGCGATAGAAGGTTTCTACAGCCCTCTCCCCCCAGTCACGGGGCGAAAAAATGCCCGAACCGTCTTCTATAACCACCCCATGGGCTGTATCAGTTAGCCCAACAGTCACTATCCCCGTTTCGTTCGATTTTTCCTCGGTGGACACCGCCGGGTCAACGGCCACAACAGTACGCCGCATTTTCGGGATACGGTCCCAGCGGTTGGCTTCGATATTGGTAATGCTGAAAAGGGCTCCCTCGATGTCCTCCAGCACTTTTCCTTCGAGTTCTTGTCGCCCGAGACGGGTTCCCTCATATTTGGAAGTAATTTTCTTAAAGAATTCAGGAGCCAGATTATCTTTATTCTCATAGGACGAACCCGTTGAAATTCTGGTGTCTTCACTCGCCATAATTTCTTTGAGCATCATTGAGGGGCGAGGGGTTGTAGAAGTAACATTCTGAGGTCTTTTCCCCAATCTCAACCCGAATTGAGCCTGATCCCAAGCCTCGGGATACCTCCAAGCACAGAGTTCATCACCCCACAATTTCATGTGCTGTTTACCACGAAGGCGCTCGGGTTCATCCGCTGAAAATATCAGAGACGTGGCCCCATTCGGCCACACGAGTTTGGATTCATTTTTCTTGTATAAAGGCCGTTCGTCCCTTGGGCACACGTCTAGAATGCCCGATTCCCCCAGCACCATGATCTCTCGGGCGTCATCCTTAGTGGCCCCGATTAAATTCGCGTAATTAAACCCCATCTTAATCCATTTACGGATCGTCTCGGCCCCAGTTCTTGTTTTCCCAAAACCACGACCCGCCAGAAGCAACCAGTTAGTCCAACCCCCCTCTGGTAATCTTTGATTGGGGCGTGCCCAAAAGTCCCACATGTATTTGAGTGCCTCCGCTTGGTCCGGCGGAAGCGATTTTATGGCGGCCTCTACTTCCTTAGGAGGAAGCGTCCGAAGAAAGCTTGCGTCGAAGGGCATCTATTGCCTCTGCGCCTTTTTCGTCTGTCAGGGGTTCACCATCTTTCCCGGTCATCTCCGACCGAGTGGTGTAACCCCGATCCTTGCCCAGCGTGGTCAGGACAAATTTAGAAGCCACCTGATCGCCTTTGAACACGTCGACCATGATGTTCTGTTCCGCGCGATCCAGAACCAAATCTTTGACTTCCTCATAGAACTCCCGAACCTCCGGTACCCGGTCGATTCGTTCTTTGACATACCTGCGTCGAACTTGAAGAATGGACGCTGCTGCCGATATGTTCCCATGAGCCACGCGCAAGGCTTCGATTATCTCAACATCGGAATATTTGGGCACATTTAAAGGACGGAGGGACATGTACCCAGTGAACAGGTCCACTTTC